TATTTTACCTTTGAAGTGCCTGGTGCAAGATTTATGCCCAGTTATAGAAACAAAGTATGGGATGGAAAAATACGACTATTCTCAGTTGCTACTGGACAAATCTATCTGGGATTATTACCATACATCAGAGAGTTCTGTAAACGAAATGACATTAGATACGAATTAGATTTTAATACAAGACCAGAGGACATTGATGAATCAACTATTAAGTCATTTATTAAACACCTTAAAGTTCCATACAAAGCTCGTGATTATCAGATTTCTAGTATTCTTTATGGTGTTAGAAAATGTCGTGGTCTTTTCGTTTGTCCTACTGCATCTGGTAAATCGTTAATCATTTATGGTCTAACTAGATGGTGTCATTTAAAGAATCTTAAAACATTGATACTTGTACCTACAACAAGTTTAGTAGAACAGATGTCTAGTGATTTTATAGACTATGGTTGGTTAGAATCATATATTCAAAAAGTATATTCTGGTCATAGTAAAAAAATAGAAAAAGATGTTGTGATATCTACTTGGCAATCTTTACATAAGTTTCCTAAAAAATATTTTGAACAGTTTGGTTGTGTCATAGGTGATGAGGCTCATCTATTCAAAGCAAAATCACTTACATCTATAATGACAAAACTACATTTATGTAAGTATCGTTTTGGACTTACTGGTACATTAGATGATTTACAAACTCATAAATTAGTTCTAGAGGGTTTGTTTGGTACTACAAATAAAGTTATATCTACAAAAGAATTGATAGAAAAGAAAACATTATCTAATCTTAAAATAGATAGTCTAATTTTAGGATATAGTGAAAATGATTGTAAGATTGTGAAAGATTTAAAATATGCAGATGAGATAGATTATATTGTCAATGATAAAAGAAGATTAAATTTTGTAAATAAATTAGTTAGTCCACTTAAAGGTAATACATTAGTGTTATATCAGTTTGTAGAGAAACACGGAAAACCATTATATGATTTAATGACAAACACTTATAAAGACAGAAAAGTTTTTTTTGTAAGTGGTGGTGTTGATGCATTGACTAGAGAAGAGATTAGAGCTCTAACTGAAAAATCTAAAGATGCAATCATTGTTGCATCGTATGGTACTTTCTCTACTGGTATTAATATTAAAAACTTACATAATATAATTTTCTCATCACCATCTAAAAGTAAGATTAGAGTTTTACAATCTATTGGTAGAGGTTTGAGATTAGGTGATAATAAAACAGAGTGTAAATTATTTGACATTGCAGATGACTTTTCATATAAAAACAGACAGAATTTTACACTTCGTCATTTTATGGAACGAATAAATATATACAACGAAGAACAATTTGATTATACAATACATAGGATAAAATTATGATAGACGAAAAGGATTATTTAAATTTAAAAGAAATGTATGACTATAAAAGAAAGATTGAATATAATAAAGAAAAGATAAAAAAAAGAATTGATAAGATGTATGAAGAATTTGAATTTAACATTTTAGAAACAAAAGAAGAGGTTTTTGAACACTTCTGGTCAAATGTAAATTTGAATAGAACTAACTTAGATGACCCCCCAGTTGAGTGGAAACCAAAGGATAAAAAGTTAAGGTTGTGGAATGAGTAGTTACCGAATAATGAAACTATCAAATGGTGATGAAATCATTTGTAAGTTACACAATACTGAAAATGGATATTTTAAAGTAGGATATCCTATGAAGATGTGTACGGTAAATACTATGGGAAAAGATGGTAAATATGAAGAAAATCTTGCACTTCGTAAGTGGGCCACATTTACCACAGATAAAGTATTTGCAATAGAGAAGAATCAAGTCGTTCTACACTATGAAGTAAACATTGGTTTATGCAAATATTACGAATATATATTAAAAAGATATAATGATGCTGAACGATATAAAAATAAAGATGGTGATGAATTAAAGGTAAGTGATGACAGTATTGAAGTTAAGGAACAAAAAACTACACTAGAAGAATCAGATATGGAAGAATTAATTGATGAATATCAAAATGTACCTTATGATTATGATGATACAAAACATTAATTTCAATCAATACAAGAACAAGTATAACACTCAAAAATATTTTGTCAATAGCTAATTTATTTTTTTATGTGGTTGACAATAAAATAAAATATGGTAAAGTAATGAATACAAGGAAATAATATTGGCTGCAAAGAAACAACATTATGTTAATAATAAACAATTTTTAGAAGCAATTACAGAGTGGAAAGAAAAGGTAAAAGATGCAGAGTCTTTAGGGGAAGATAGACCACCAGTAACAGATTATATTGGTGAGTGTTTCTTAAAGATTGCACAACATTTATCATTTAGACCTAACTTTATCAATTATTCATATAAAGAAGAAATGATAGGTGATGGTATAGAAAACTGTCTACAATATGTAAATAATTTTGACCCAGAAAAATCAAAGAATCCATTTTCATATTTTACACAAATAATATATTATGCATTTATTCGTAGAATACAAAAAGAAAAAAAACAAACACACACTAAACATAAAATAATAGAAAAAAGTATGATGGCTACTTTTGACCAAAACCCTTTAGACGATACAAATTACGGTAATCAATATATGGATTATTTACAAAAGAATATGTTACCACAAGACGGTCAAGAAGTTTACAAAGCAAACAGTTCTAAGAAAAAAGAAACTAAGAAGAGTTTGGAAAACTTTTATGAGGAAAAATAATGTATAAAGTTTATGGTACAAGAATATGTTTATATTGTGATAAAGCAGAAAACTTATTGAAAACAAAAGATTTACCTTTTGAAAAAATTTATATTGATGAAGATGATGATGCAAAAAGTTATATAGTAGAACAAGGATTTAAAACAGTTCCACAGATTTGGTTAGATGACAAATGGATAGGTGGATATGATGATTTAGTAAGATTCTTAAATAAATAAGAAGTTAAAGGAGATAAAATGTTTAGTTTTATAACAAATTTATTTAAACCAAAACCTAAAAAACCAAGTAAAGCTGGTTTAACCATGATGACTAAAAAAGAACTAGAAAAACTAGGTCGTAAATATGGTATTGAGTTAGATAGAAGGTTTACAAAAAGTGACCTTGTTGAAGAACTTTATGAACACTTAAAGAAGAAAAAATAATGTACGAGTATAGATGTGAAATAGTAAGAGTCGTTGACGGTGATACTGTTGATGTTAATATAGATTTAGGTTTTGATACTTGGATTCATAAGGAAAGAATAAGACTCAAAGGTATTGATACACCAGAATCTAGAACAAGAGACCCAGAAGAAAAGAAAGCTGGACTATATGCAAAAGGTGTCGTTGAGGGTTTCTTACCAGTTGGTTCTACACAAGTTCTCAAAACAACCAAAGACAAAACTGGTAAGTTTGGAAGAACACTTGGAGACTTTGATATATATGATGGTCAAGAAGATAGAACAATGGGTATAGTTGAATATATGATAAAACATAATGTAGGTGTTGCATATGAGGGACAATCAAAAGAACTCATAAAAGAACAACAATTAAAGAACATATCATATTTAAAAGCACAAGGTGTAATTAGTTAAATAATGAAGATAGCTTTAGTTACGGACACTCATTTCGGTGCAAGAAATGACCACGACCACTTCAACACATATTTTTATAAATTCTATGAGGATATATTCTTTCCTTATCTCAAAGAACATAATATAAACACTTGTATTCATTTAGGTGATGTAATGGATAGAAGAAAGTTTGTGTCATATAAAACTGCAAAAGACTTCAGAGAACAGTTTTGTGAAACTTTTGTGACAAATGACATAAATGTGCATATGATAGTGGGTAATCACGATACATACTTTAAGAACACTAATGAAGTAAATTCACTTGATGAGTTGATTGGTAGTCGTTATGAGAACATAAAGATATATAGAGAAGCAGAAACTGTTGAGTTTGATATACCTATATTTTTTCTACCTTGGATAAATTCAACAAATTACAACAGTACACTTGAGAAGATGCAAAAGACAAAGGCTACAGTTGCAATGGGTCACCTTGAAATAAAAGGGTTTGAAATGCATCACGGTTTTCCAAGTGAGACTGGTATGGATAAATCAGAGTTTAATAGATTTGATATGGTAATGTCTGGACACTTCCACAAAAAGTCAGATGACGGACATATATTTTATTTAGGAACACCTTATCAAATATATTGGAATGATGATAAATGTCCAAAGGGTTTTCATATATTTGATACAGAAACAAGAGAATTAGAAAGAATAATCAATCCACATACAATATTCAAAAAAGTTTATTATGATGATTCTAACGGTCAAGACTACAATTTCAATCAGATAAAAGATTTAAAAGACAAATATGTCAAACTAATAGTTGTTAATAAAAAAGACTTATATATGTTTGACAAGTTTGTAGACAAAGTTTTAACAGAGTCTAAAGCACACGATGTTAAAATTATAGAAGACTTTTCTGATTTGAAAGCAGAGAATGTGAAAAATGAAATAATTGAAAATGCACAAGACACAGTTACTTTATTAGATTCATATGTTGATGAATTAGATGTGAATAACTTAGATAAAAATAGACTCAAGACAATGTTAAAAGGATTGTATGTTGAGGCTAGTAATATGGAAATATAGGAGAAAAAAATGAGAAACTTTTTATTTGTATTTACATTATTATTTGCAACAACTTTGTTTGCACGAGACCAAATTAAAATAGTAGGTAGTTCTACTGTCTATCCATTTGCAACAACTGTTGCAGAACGATTTGGTAAGACTAGTGGATTTAAAACACCAGTAGTTGAGTCAACTGGTTCTGGTGGTGGATTAAAATTATTTTGTGCTGGACTAGGCACACAACACCCAGATATAACAAATGCATCAAGAAGAATAAAACAAACAGAAATAGATAATTGTAAAAAGAATGGTATCAAAGATATTACAGAAGTTAAAATAGGATATGATGGTATTGCGATTGCAAACTCAAAAAAAGGTGTAAACTTTCATTTATCAACAAGAGATTTATATCTTGCACTTGCAAAAGATGTACCAGCAGACATTGATGGTAAAACTGTTAAACCTAATCCATATAAAAAATGGATAGAAATAAATCCAACATATCCAGACTTACCTATTATGGTTTACGGCCCACCACCAACATCTGGTACTAGAGATGCACTTAATGAACTTGGTATTGAAAGGGGTTGTAAAACATATCCAGAGAGAAAAAAACTTAAAGAAAAAAATAAAGAATTATATAAATCTGAATGTCGTGCAATAAGAACAGATGGTGCATATATAGAAGCTGGTGAGAACGACAATCTAATAATTGAAAAATTAATAACAAACCCAGATTCTTTAGGTATATTTGGTTATTCATTTTTAGATGAGAATAGAGATAAAGTAAAGGCTGCAACAATAAATGGTGTTAGTCCAGAGTTTGAATTAATTAGTAATGGTACATATCCTATTTCTAGGTCATTATGGTTTTATGTAAAAGATGCACACGCAGCTGTAATTCCAGGCATTAGAGAATATACAAAAGAATTTACATCTGATAGAGCAATAGGTGATGACGGATATTTGATAGAAAAAGGACTCATACCACTTAATGATTAAATTTAGTGAAATAAAAGATATACATCCAAAAGGTTCTATTTGGATAGGTGAAAATCGTAATAAGAATGATAAAACTCTTTTGCATAGTCAAGCGTTATCCTTTCACGAGAATTTCCTTGATGTTGCAAAAGATGTTTTTACAGAAGATAAAA